TTCTTGGAAAATAGTTAAATCATAGTTATAGTCATATAGTCTCCAAGTTGGCTTGTTAATACCAACAAACTCTCCAGTATCTGGATCACAAATAGCCAATGATTGAGCATAAGGATCAAGTGGTGGAACAGTAGCGTTGAGTTCTAGTTCTATTTTTGAAACATTTGTTAAGTTTGCTGCACCTGATGGTTGCGTTTGAAATATAGTGTCGTTCGATGAAAACATGTAACAATATAATCCATCTTCTGCACCCGATCCTGTCTTAGTATATTTTTCTAAATAGTTAAATGTAGATTCAGGTAACAAGTTTTCACGATAGTTTCCGTCAAATAATATTGCTGCTGTCTCCAAGATTTTCTTCTGGTTTTCTGGTCTGTAATCGCCGGTAATATGCCACCCTGTCATGTTTCCATTTGCATTTACTCCTGGACCTACGTATAGTTGTTCCATTACATCACTATTGGCATGTTTTCTATAAATACGATGGGTGGTGTTAGATGACGTGTATTGTGTTTCACTGGATGCTCTGTATATTTCGTATGGCATATAATTGTAAGGCCAGTTTGTTTTATTTGACCATTCGTTTCGCATAAAAACATCACTACGTTTAAAGAAAAACATAATGTTTGGTATTAAACCTAACGTGTCTAGTGTAATTTTTACAGAACCAGCAACATCTTTTATGTTATACTCCTTTACTTGCTTAATTAAATATTTTTGTTCTCGTTGAGAAAACACTCTTCTTTCTTCATCAGATAAGAAACCATATGTACACATTAAATGGACATCAGCATTCCACAGTGTTCTTTTATCATCATATGAATCGGTGGTTATTTCTACATCTGGGGGAGTTTGTAAAAATCGGTAGAACTGCATGTGTGATTGATTAAAATTAGGTGCAACATACGGATAGTTATTTAAATTATCTACTACATCACGAATTTTAAATAGTTGCTGTATTGGTCGAAATGTTACATGAACGAATAATTCATTATATTGAAGACTTGCAAGAGGAACTGCGTTCTGGGTTTTTAGTGAAAACCATGCATTAAGAGGAATAACAAGTTGTCTTCCTCTAATAGACGGTTCCGACCCATTTTCACCATCTGTATAAAATGCATTAGGATATGTATTTACTCTTGAACCAGTATTAGCAGGATTGTTCATTTCTGGAACATGTCCAATCATTCTATAGAACAAGTCTTGTTTCTCTTTTGGGAAGTCACGTTGAACAACAGATAAAATATATTCCCCCGAATATTCTTGTAATGTATAATTACCACAAGTAATACTCACACGTTCGATCATCATAGCTCCTAAGTAATCAATCCACTTAAACTCATATGGAACCCATCTTCCAGTGTTTTCGGTTATATCTGTGCTATCCGTAACCGGAGGCATAATCGGAGACCAAATACTTGGCATATTTACAGACACATAAGCATCCATAAGAAGATCTGCATGTCTGGGTATTTTAAATGACATTTTGGATTGTTCGTTTAATCGAAGAGTTCTAGCACCATCAAAGTCAATCCTGAACTTTTGCATGGAAAAATCCGTATGTTTGCTGTATGTTGACTTAAAAAATGATTTTGTCGGATTACCCGTTAAAATGTTTCCAGCTTTTCCTTTGGCTTTTAATTGCATTAGTCCACCTGGCATGTTGTGTAACTAACGTATTCTATAACTTACTATACCTAGAGATATTATTGTGATATGTTTAATAGGATTTTCAATAGATATTTTCTTTATCAACAAATAATGTTGATTAAATACATAAATACCCTCAAAAATAAATCTAGTTGTACTGTAATATGGACAGTTCGAAAAATAATGATATCGTAGGAGGAATGATAGATGGTATTAAAAATATAAAGGATAAGTATATCGTAATAGTTCTTACTATTATGATAGTAGGTATACTTGTATCGTTGACTGTATTCTATTACCGTATTTTTACATTAGAAGAGAGAAAATGTGATGAAAATGATGAAATGTATCCATCTGTTAACTCACACATAAGATCTATTAACAATTCTTCAAATTTCAAGTTCATGTTTAGAGATTACTATATTAAGACTGCTGCGAACTGTTGCAGTACTGGAAATATTAAAAACAGCATGGTATCTACATGCACATTAAGAAATGTTATAAAAGACGGTGTTCGTGGACTTGATTTTGAGATTTATTCAGTAGATAACCAACCTGTAATTGGGACATCGACTGTCGATAAATATACAGTAAAAGAAGTCTATAACCGTGTCGAGTTTAAAGATGCTATGGGCGTTATTAATAACTATGCATTCTCTAGGGGAAGTTGTCCAAACCCAGAGGATCCTATTATTATTCATCTTCGTTTTATGAGTAAAAATCGTGAAATGTACGAAAATATGGCAGAAATATTAGAAGAGTATAAAAATAAATTATTGGGGCCAACATACGGCTTTGAAAATAATTATAAAAACTTTGGAGAAACACCTTTATTAACATTAAAGGGTAAGATTGTTATTGTTGTATGCAATGAGAATAGGTTTTACCGAGATGTAAAACCTTTCTATAAATACGTAAACGTTGCAAGTGGAGCAATGTTTATGAGGTACCTAACCAATGACAAGATGCGTAATGTTTCCAGCCTTGCAGACTTAATCAAATATAACAAGAAAAATATGACAATTGTTGTTCCTGATAGACAAGATGGTGCACCAAACCCGGGTAGTGTTGCATCTCGAAAAATGGGTATTCAGCTGTCAGCACTACAATACCAAAAAAATGATACATCACTTCAAGAGATGCGACAATTCTTCAATCGTGCAAATACCGCATTCGTATTAAAACCAGAAGAGTTAAGATATGTCCAGAGATATATTCCTCCTCCAAAGAAACAAGACCCCAAGCTATCTTTTGCTACAAGAAATAACCACGCTCAAGGAATGAAGTTTGATGTTTAAACCAAATGTTTGTAATATATATTATTTTCATCTAATAGTATATACTACATAATTAATATTAGCGATGTCATTAAAACATCCAAAATGTGATAGTAAGATGACATATTCGGAATGTGAACTTACAATATTAAGAAGTGCGGTAGATAAAGCCGATGAACAGAAAGGAAAACGAATAGTAAACTCACATGAAGTGCAGAGTATGATTAAGATTGTAGAGAGTTTTTTAGAGAAAAAACGTCTAATTTGTTATGGTGGAACTGCAATTAACGCACTTCTTCCCAAGCAAGCACAGTTTTACAATAAAGAGACGGATCTAGCCGACGATTTCTTCAGTACTAGCCCTGTTGAAGATGCGAAGGAATTAGCCAATATATTCCGTAAAAATGGGTTTGACGAAGTAGAAGCAAAATCTGGTCAACATCATGGAACATATAAGGTTTTTGTTAATTTTATAGGCATGGCTGATATCACTTATCTACACAAAGATATTTATAAAGAGTTGCAAAAAGACGCAAAGAAGGTAGATGGTATATACTACTGTCCACCTAATTATTTACGTATGTCTATGTACCTAGAACTTTCTCGACCAGAAGGAGATGTTGGTAGATGGGAAAAGGTTATGAAAAGGCTTTCGTTGTTAAATAAATATCATCCATTAACTGTAGACAATTGCAAGAAGGTTGATTTTCAGCGTGGACTTTCAAAAGAGGTTGAATATACCGAGGAAGATGTTAACAAAATATATAACACTGTCAGGAAAACACTAGTAAAGGAAGATGTTGTATTTTTTGGAGGATTTGCAATTTCTAGTTATCTAGAATACATGCCTCTTACTACAAGACGCAAAATTAAAAAGCTACCAGATTTTGATGTGTTTTCTGAATCTGCTGAAACAACCGCAAACATTGTTGCCGAACAAATAAAAGATAAGGGTATGAAAGGAGTGAAAGTAGTAAAGAAAGCGTGCGTAGGTGAAGTTATTTCAGCACATTACCAGGTTATAGTTGGAAACAGTGATACCGTTGCATTTATTTACGAGCCAATGGCATGCCATAGTTATAACAAAGTAAAAATTAATAAATTATCTGTAAAAATAGCAACCATTGATACTATGTTGAGCATGTACTTGGCATTTTTGTATTCAGGTAGAAATTATTATGACCTTAATCGTATACTGTGTATGTCAAACTTCTTATACAAAGTTCAAGAAAGAAATCGATTACAACAAAAAGGTGTGCTGAAAAGGTTCAGCATAGATTGTTATGGTTATCAAGAAACAATAGAAGACATGAGAGCTGAAAAAATGAAAATGTATGAAGAATTAAAGGTCAACAAAAGTTCAAAGGATTTTGAAGAATGGTTTTTAAAATATAGACCATCCGATAAAAAAGAGCCATCCGATAAAAAAGAGCCATCCGATAAAAAACAGAAAATAACGAAAACGCCGTCTAAGAAAAAAACAGTAAAAAAGAAGACAAGGGCTTCAAAAAAGAATAAGAAGAATAAAACAAAAAAGACAAAGTAAAACAATAATAAAATATACTAGACCTTATATAGTATATTTTACACACAATAATGCAAAATAAATAATCGATAAACATCTTCTATTACGACACGAAGAGCTTTTACGGTAAAAGATGATAGAATATTAGTACCCATATGTTTTGTCATATATAAGAGAATATACATAACATAACCACATACCACCATTAACAATTGTTTGAACTTATACTGAAGCGATACAAGTAGAGGCATTTGATCTTTAAAACAACACATTTTGGTAGGTGTTCCAGTCATGAAAAAGTTATGAATGTCAAGTGTTCCACTTAACACACGATGTGTGCTATTTGTTTCGTTTTTAACGTTAATAGTTGATGTAATTGTTCCTATATTTATCAGATTAATTAACGAAACGCATAACATCTTCCTATTTTTTTTATATTTAAAAAAATATGGCTGTTGTCCATCAATATACCTTCCATGTCTTGCAATATTTTTATCGACAATAAAAGGAATATATGTCGATCTTAAAATACATTCAAATACATCACTATTTGATTTATACGTGCATCGAACAACCTGTTTACAGTGTTTTACATCATAGTACGTAATAAATAGGCGTTTATTTAAAGATTTATATAAATCATCATCTGTAACATCTGAAATTATTTTAAGGATATCACCCATTGCATCAAACCGTCCACTGCGTTTAAATGTATATAAACCACACGAGTACAGTTCGTCCCACAAATCTAAGCGTCCTATAATATACAAAAGCCCTGCTATGGTACTAATACTACACCCAGAAATTCTATGTATTTTGATCATTCCTTTTGTCTCCATTTCTTGCAAAAAATAGAGTATGCCCGCAACGTATGATCCATTAAATGCCCCCCCTTCTATAATTAAATCCATATCAAGAGGTTTGTCTTTATGGAATAAATCTCTTGGCATAGTTTCCAACAGTTTCAATATATAATTTTTTATCATTCGTAATTTATATTATGTAAAATATCTATACTATAAATCTGTAAATTATTGTTGTTTCTTACGCCTAGTTTGGCGTTTTTTGTTACGTAGTTTTTTCTTTGTATCTCGCTTCTTTTTATTTTTATTTCTATTTTTTGATCCTCCTAAAAAGTTCTTACTATGATGTCCCCAGTCATTGTTAGTGTCATCTTCATCGTTAATCGTTGACATATAGTCTTCAATAGTCACGGGGGAACTATGTCGTCTCGCATTTTCCATGTCAGACAACGATCGTTGTTTAGATTGTCTTGGTATATTAACTGGGCTAAATACCCGTTCAGGTTGAGATGTATTTTGTTTTATATTATTACTTATATTTTCATATTCTATATCATATTTCTGATCAGGTACTACAACTGGTGAAACACGTATATTAGGGTTGTTCAACATAAAGTTGTGTAACTTGTCTTTATGACTTACGTTTTGTACAGTGATTATGCCGGGAAGAGGCCGAGGCCTAGAGTCAGGATTTTTTTTTGTTTTTGATGCCTTTACAGGTTTTGTAGGCATAATATACTTGTTAGTATAAAAACAGATAATATTATAGTAACAAGTCAATAGTTATATATTGTCGTTTTACGCATTTTTTACAACACGACGAAGAATAAATATGATTAGTGCAACAAGAATGCTGTTAAACAGAATACCATACGTATTTATATTGAAATCTTCCCCAAACAATCC